GATGACCATGCCGCAGACCCCCTTCAACAGAGAGCACGTCAGCGCTACCGTCACCGAGACCGGAGACGAGGTCCTGATGCGGTGTGAGTCGGTCTACAGCATCTCCTCACCCATCAAGCACGGTCGCATCATGAACGTGACCACGTTCGTCGCCGCCCGTGACCTGAGGGACCTCATCGAGGTGCTGGAGCTGGCCGAGACTGAGGTCTGCGCCCGAGAGGTCGCCGACGCGCTCACGTTCTACTCCGACTCCGAGCTGGTCTCCAACCCGGCGGAGGAGGTCGCATGAGCGAGGGTAAGGCCGAGGAGCCTATCAACGTCTGCCCGTCCCGCGACTGGTACTACTGCCAAGACTGTCGCGGCCACAACAAGTGCGACCAAGAGCCCGACTACCCAACAGGAAACGAGGCGGAGTGATGGCTGAGACACCGGCCTCCAACAGGCGCGACGAGCACTTCTTCAAGGACATGGCATCGCCCACTGAGCGCTTCGCCTACGTCCTCTTCTGTGAGTCCGAGGAGGCGCGTTACAAGGCGATGAAGGAAGAGGCACTGCTCGCCGCCCTCGACCTCGCCGGACTGGACGTGGGTCCTGAGGGAATCTACGCAGACGGTGCTGCATGAAGACGTGCGGAGAGTGCAAGCAAGACGACTGCGGTGCCCGCTACAGCGCTGCCGATGTCGTGGCCTGTGACGACTTCACGGGGGTCGAGCTGGAGGCCAAGTCGCAGTGGTGCCCCACGCTGGAGGACTACAACATGCTCCGCGCCAGATACAATGACAGCATCCACCGCGAGACCATCCTGCGCGACCGCGTGACGCACTTCGAGCAGGCTGTGGCTGGCATCATCCGCTGGGCGCAGGAGGAGGTCGCATGAAGGTCTACGACTCCTACCGGGTTCCGTTGAAGCTCTGGCCCTCCGCGCTTGAAGAGGGGGCCATGGCTCAGGCCGAACACCTTGCCAGCTTGCCCTTCGCGTACAAGCACGTCGCCCTTATGCCCGACGCCCATCAGGGCTACGGCATGCCCATCGGGGGCGTGCTTGCGACTAAGGGTGTAGTAATCCCCAACGCTGTCGGCGTGGACATCGGGTGCGGCATGCGGGCCATCTGCACGAGCATGCACAAGGATGAGTGGCCCTCCTACCGCGTCCACATCATGCACGAGCTTCAGCGCAGCATCCCCACGGGGTTCCGGCACCACGACCGCCAGCAGGAAGGCTGGCTGCCCGAGTTCACCAAGCTGGGCGACGTGACTGAGCGCGAGTATGAGAAGAGCCTCAAGTCCATCGGCACCCTCGGTGGCGGCAATCACTTCATCGAGGTCCAGCATGACGAGGACGGCAACGTCTGGTTCATGGTCCACTCGGGCTCACGCAACCTCGGAAAGCAGGTCTGCGACCACTACGGCAAGAGGGCCAAGGCGATGAACGCTCGTTGGCACTCCGACGTGTGCCCCGGCTGGGACCTCGCCTTCCTGCCGCTCGAAGACATCGAGGCCAAACGCTACCTTACCGATATGGAGAACTGCCTGACCTTCGCCCATGAGAACCGTCGCCGCATGATGAAGCACATCGAGGGCGAGGTCACGGTGCTCGGCCACAAGGTCGAGAAGTTCTGCGACACCCATCACAACTTCGCCGCCATGGAGAACCACTTCGGGGTGAACGTCATGGTGCATCGCAAGGGAGCGGTGCGCGCACGCAAGGACGAGATGGTCATCATCCCCGGCTCCATGGGCACGCACAGCTATATCGCCAAGGGGCTCGGCAGCCCGGATAGCTTCCAGAGCTGCTCCCACGGTGCCGGTCGCTGTATGGGCCGCATGCAGGCCCGTCGCGTCATCGACCCTGCGGCGCTGTGGCGTCAGATGGAAGACCTCGGCGTGGCCCTCTACACCAAGGACTTCACGGGCGTGGTTGAGGAGGCTCCCGGTGCCTATAAGGACATCGACGTGGTCATGAGTGAGCAGAGCGACCTCGTATCAATCGTGACTACGCTCACGCCGATGGCGTGCATCAAGGCATGACTTTCGTCCTCATCGCCATCCTGCTCATCGGGTGGCCCATCTTTGTCGGGAGGTATAGGAAGTGAGGCTGGTCATCAAGACGGTGGTGGAGGCGTCCCGCATGAAAGGCCCCGCCTTCCTCTACCGCAAGGTCGGACGCCAACAGGTCACAGACATCCGGCGCTGGGGGAAGAACTGGCTCGTGACCACGGAGACCGGCGAGTATGTCCTTGCAGGGACGCACAAGCTGGAAGTCAAGACCCGTAGTAAACACTCACCCAAGGAGACACCGTGCCCCTCATCATCACCGCAGGCGGAGGAGAAATCCACGCCGACCTCGTCAGCCCCGAAGAGACACCGACCCTCATCGACTACCTCTGCCAGTCCATCTGCGCCCCCGTCGAGTCAGGACCCGCCGACGACGCTCTTCTGAGCGACCCGCGCGACCTGCCCGAGGAGTACGAGGCCGAGTTCTGGCACCGCAAGCACATGGAGGCCGCGAAAGCGCTGCGCGCCATGAGGGAGAAGAACGCCGCGCTGCGCAGGGTCATCTTCTCCGCGCTCTCCGACCTTGAGGAGGCCGTCGAATGAGCGAAGCGCTGGCCTCACGCCGCACGTCGGCAGGAGGAGGCGGGGCGCGTCATGGAGCCCCCTCTGCTACAAGCAACCTCGGCGGCGCAGTCGTGGACTACATCCCCATTGAGCGCCACTGCGTGTGCGGCAACCGCCTGTCAGGATTCAACCTCGACCCGGAGGAACGCTGCGAGGCGTGTGTCAAGCGGGACGCGACCACCCCAGCCCCCAAGTGGACCGCTTCTCTGGTGGCGGAGGTAAGGGACGTGCTCCGCACCCATAACGACTACGTGGACTTCTTCCCCGTCTACCGGGCCAAGGGGTACTCCCCGGCGTCAATCAGCAGTGCCATGACAGCCGCGAAGCGCTACTTCTCGCATAACGGCGGCTGCGTCGTAAACAAGAGAGGGCGAGGTTACAAGCTAGTCCTCAGGGAGGAGCCTGAGGGGCCTATATTGACCGAATAGGCTCCAAGCTCTACACTACACTGGTCAACATCGGTGCCGTGCCACAGCACACTAAAACAAGAGCAGCTTGCAGAAAATACTGCGAGAGAGGAGTTCGGAGCGATGCCAAGGCCCAAAGTAACCGTCGATGACGTTCCCGTGGGGCCATACGTCAACACACGAGTCATTTGCCTTACGTTCGGGTTCAGTGCAAACTACCTCGGCAAACTGAAGCGGCTTGAGGGCTTCCCGTACCTGCCCCTGCCCGGTGGGGAGGCACGCTACCGCATCAGCGAAGTAGAAGACTGGCTGCGAACGACCGGAGAATCCGACGCCAAGCAGCGTCGACCGGCGCAGGCACTACGTGCCAAGGCGGCTCGCGCCGCCATCGGAAGTAAGGCTACCCGCTAAGAAGGACCGACGTGGAGGACCTACCGAGTCACGAGGGCTGCATGTGCTGCGGCACCACCAAAGGAGCCATGCAGTCGGTGTATACATACGAAGGCGTGCTGTGTCCTAGCTGTGTGGACACCAAGGCGGGGAGGGAGCGGGAGGGCATCATGCACCGCTCCGCCATGGCACTGAACAGCTCACGGATACTTCTGGTAAGAGGAATCGTCATGCTCGCAGGGCTTACATCGGCCTGCTGAGGCATGAGGCGGGGGGAGGGCCGAAAGGCTCTCCCCCCTTTTCTTTTTGCCCTCAGGTATTATCATCGTAGTAGGCCGGCGCGAGGAAAATCCTCTGGGACGATATAGGGGCCAGCAGCCCCATATGGACTACTGACCCCCGTAGGCGCTGAAGTCACCCTTTTGAGTCCTCAGGGTCCGGTGGACCGGGCTGTGAGGTTGCTCAAATCACCCTTGACGTGCGCCCTGTTCGGGTTGCGCCCCATGCGGAAGGGCCATAAGTAGCAGGTCGTCGCGGCACACTCCCTTACCTCATCCGTGGGCCGAGTGTGCAGCTCTATCGTACCGTCACCCTTGCGCCAGTCGAACTCATGCCCGCCGCAGCATGAGAGGCAGAACATCTTGATGGCCTGCCCCTGCGTGAACTTGATTCCAGTCAGGTTGCCGTATCCCTGATTGTTCAGGGTGCCGAACTCGTCGATGACGTAGCCCGGTGCTACGAGCTTCTCTTTGCGCTTTCGAGCGACCATTCCCTCTTCACATCCTCAGCGATGGCGTCCACATTCAGGTGGAGTAGTTCCGCGAGCCGGTCGGCGAGGTACTCGCAGGAGAAAGCCAGCGCCTCGATTTGCTTGGCGAGGTCGCTGATACGCCTCTGGTAGACGAGCTTCGTAGCGTCCGCAGCCAAGACAATCGACTTGAGCTGGTCGTCACTCAGACGCCCACCTTGAGGCGGCTCTGGAGCCCCGATTCGATGCGGTGTAAGGATGACTCCTCCTGCCGTAGCAGCTTCAGTTGCCATTCCAGCTCTCCAATCTCATCTTCGTCGTTTGTCGCGGTCAACTTCATCCGCAGATTCCGGGCCACGAGGTAGGACTGGGTGAGCTGCCCGATGACCCAGCCCAGTGCTTTGTCGGTGCCGTCGATGCTCGCCGCCGCACTCTCTTCTGGGGAGAGGTAGCAGGAGATGTCGTCAGTATTCACTTAGGGACCTCACATATTCAAAGTAGGATGGTCCTGCCTCTGCAAGCAGACCCATAGTTTGATGGTCTCCCCGGTGCCAGAGGTCATGGTCGCGGCGGCAGAGTGGCACCATCTCCAAGAGGGAATCCCCAGCTCCATGCCCTGCCCTCTCAGGCCAATGGTGAGGGTCACATGGTGAACACCCGCAGACAAGACACGGTTGCGACTTGACCCACTGGCGGTTACGTCGGGACTCAGCATCTATCGCCACCAGCCCATCGCCTTGCCGCACTGGAGGAACTCATCCTTCGAGTGGATGACCCAGTAGAGCGCCCCGTTCTTGACTGCGCTCGTGCCGAACACTTTCTGGTGGTCGCTCTGCTGGTATGTGCCGAGCTTGGTCTCCACGAAGAGGGTAGCGCCGTGCCCGAACATCGTGATGTCTGCGTGACCCGGCTCGATGTTGGCGGTCGGCTTGCTGCGGGTCTGGTGGACCTTGTAGCAGTCGAAGCCGAGGTACTTTTCTGCGTACTCCGCCAGCTCCGAGGTGAACTGGCTCTCGCTCACGCCCAGCCACGCCTCAGCTTCCACCACGAGTCACCGGGATTCTCTGGCATCTTGTCCCCGACCTCCGGATTCTTGATAGGCATACCTGTTACCTTTGCCATCTCCTACTCCTCTCGTGCGGCCCAGCGGGCCAGAGTCCAGTGACACGAATCCCAAGCATTCATACCGTCGAAGAGGGATTTGTCGTGGTCGTATCCCTCGGGGTACGGCGTGTCGTCGGTGGGGCGCGAGTCGCACTCCTCCTCACACTCGTCGTAGCTGCTCTTCGTGTGGTCGTAGTGCTCGCAGTTCCCGCAGCACCGCAGCCGCCCCACCTCAGCCTTGAGTCCGATGTTCTCGTGGTCAGCGTCCCGCAGCTGGATGTCCAGTGCAGTAACGCGGGCCTCGGCCTGCTCCAACCTCTTGAGCAAGTCGTCACGCTGTTCGGTGCGGAACATTAGCTCGGCCTCGGCCTCAACGCGCTTCTTCACCTGTTCGGCCGACTCATTGACTTCAGCCGCTACCTCTGCTTCCAGCTCCGCCACGCGGGCGGCGGCGGCTTCGGCTCTGAGTCTGGATGAGTCATCCCCGGCCTCCTCTCCCGGCTCAATCCACTCAGAGGCCCGCTTGAGAGTCTGCGAGTACCACTCTTCATAGGTCATGCCATTGAGGATGTGGGTCCGATAGACCCAGCGAAGTGCTTCCTCCTTGTCGAGCAACTCGGCCTCCAGCGCGGCGACCTGATAAATCAAGTCCAGCTTCGACACCAGCCTTATCTTCGGCATCCGCTCGATTCCGTCACTCATCCCCGGCCTCCTCTCGGGCACGTTCGTCAGGGGTGTCTGACCCGCCCCAACATTGACCTGCGAAGCGGGTTGCGTTGGCACCCCCGGCCTCCTCACGGGCGGGTTCGGGGCTGCACTCTGCGAGCGTCAGCCTACGACCACAGTTGCGGCACTCGCCCCTGTGGTCGGGGTCTGCTCCGAAGTGGGTGAGCACCACGTCTCCACAATCTGGACATCTCATCGCTGACCGTCCTTGACCTCGGACCGCAACTTCTCCACCTCGGCCCAAGCTGCCCTCACCTTGTCTTCTTCCAGTTTGCAGGCGCAGGCTATGTCGAGATAGTCGGCCTCGGCCTGTGTACGAGTCTCTTCACTTGCGGCCAACTGCCGAGACCTGTTCACAACCTCGGCCTCCAGCGCGGCGATGCGGTTCTCGGCCTCTTCCATCGAAACCCACGCGGTTCCGCCGTGGTTGGTGAACCTATGAATGGGCCAGTCAGCGAGGCTCATCCCCTACCTCCTCGCCCGCCGCGCAGTGGATGCACTTGGCAGTAGCCTTGGCGTAGCCGTAGTCCCGCACCAGCTTCTCTTCGCGTAAGTCGTCACGCTCCTTCTTGAACTGGTTGCGCTCCCGCTCAAGACTGGCGATGCGGGCCTTGTAGCGCTCACTGAAGCAACCGCAGTCCTCGTGGTGGGTGATGTGGGGGTGGCTCACTTGTCCCTCCAGTCACGCACCGGCACTGCGAACAGTTTGGGCTGGCAGCTAGGGCAGGTCCGCACGGTGCCCGTGGCGGCAGGATTGTCGATGAGCCTGCAAGCGCAGATGGGGCAGGTGGCCGACGATGTCGTGGGCGCGACCATCAGTTCCACCAGAGGCGGATGTGCGACTCGTCGTTACCTTCGCCGATGCTGATAGCGAGGTCATACCCAACGGCCTCCTTGACCAGCTGGTTGATGTCGCAGAGCCCGTAGTCCCTGTGGAACTCGACCCCCACCTCGAAGCCCATCTCAGTGTCGTAGCTAACGTCAAGCTGCGCATGCTTGGCGGCGTCTTCCACGAACCTCTTCATCTGTGATGCGGTCACGTCAATCCTCGAATCGTTGGTAGCGGGGGACCCACGGGAGGGCGACGTTGCCCTGCGAGCCGTGGCGGTTCTTGGCTACGTGGATGTCCACCCAAGGAGCAGTGCTGCTGCCCCCTGAGGGGTCCTGCGGGTGCGAGAGCAGCCACACTTGGTCGGCGTCCTGCTCCAGAGACCCGGACTCACGGAGCTGGGAGAGCTTGGGGATGCCGTCACTCAGGACGGACTCGCTCTCACGGTTGAGCTGCGAGAGGGCGAGCACTGGGCAGCTCAGCTCGCGGGCGAGCGCCTTCAACTCGCGGCTGATGGTGCTGACCTCTACGAAGCGGCTCTCTTGCCTCGTGCCGTGCGTGAGGAGCTGAAGGTAATCCACAACGATGAGCTTGAGCTGCTTGCGGGCAGCGAGCTGCCGCGCACGGCTCTTGAGTGACAGCAGGGTAAGGGACGGGTTGTCGATGACCTGCATGTCGAGTGCTGCCATCTCCCCCACCGCTCTGCCGATGCTGGCGAGCTGCTCCGGCCCGGAGTCACGCTGACGCAGCCTCGTGAGGCTGACCTCGCCGATGGAACAGATGACGCGCTCACTCAGCTCCTGCTGGCTCATCTCCAGCGAGAAGAAGGCGACTGTGCCTTCCCGCGATACGTTGCGGGCGATGTTGAGGGCGAGGCACGTCTTGCCGATGCCGGGCCGTGCGCCGATGATGATGAGGTTGCCGTGGTGCATGCCGCTGGTCTGTTCATCGAGCAGGCGGAAGCCAGTCTTGACACTGTCGGCCACCTTGCCGCTCAGGCACTCGTCGTAGATGGCCTCTGCCGCCCTTGCGAGGCTGATGGTGTCGCCAGCGGCGTCGGGGCGCAGTTTGTAGACCTTGGCCTCAGCGGCGTCGAGCAGGGTCTGCGGCTCGTCGGTTGTCTTGTAGCCCAGCTCGACAATCTCGTGACCCGCCTTGATGAGGTCGCGTTGGGTGCTGGTGCGCTTGACGATGTCCGCGTAGTACGTGGCGTTGCTGGCGGCTGGGCACTGCTCCGCCATGCCCACGATGTAATCATGCTCATCGGGGAACTGGGCACCGATGGTGACCACGTCAGCACTCTGAGTGCTGCTGGTCCACGCCCCGAGGATGGTGGTGAAGATGTCCCCGTTGATGGACTTGTAGAAGTCAGAGCGCGTGACCAAGTCGCTTACCGCGCCGATGGCTGACGGGTTGACGAGCATGGCCCCGAGGAGGGCCTGCTCCGCCGCCAAGTCGCACGGCGGGACGAGGTCCTCGGCCTTCAAGCAGCCCTCAAGGGGTGAAGCATCTTATCGGCGTTGGCTTCCACGAACCTCACGAGCAAGGGCAGGTCGTAGCATGCCCTCTTGGGGACCATCACCTGAAGCTCCTTGTCAATCTCCGCCCACACACTCTTGCCGGTGTCGGGCTCACAGGTGCCCTTGTAGTCGCAGTAGCGGCAGTTCCAGTCAGGCTCCAGCACAATCTGCTTGTTGTAGCTGCGGAACTCAAGCACCTTAGGGCAGGGGTCAGGCAGCCCTGACTCGCCAGCCGCACCCACGGCGTTGCGTGTGGCCTCCAGCTCGTCCATGAGCCAGCCCGTCTCAGCGGAGGGGTCCACGTCATACTCGTTCGGCTCGCCGGAGCCGTCACGGCTCACGTACCAGAGAAGCGGCGGGGCATCCAGCTCGTAATCCTCATGCAGCTCGATGTCGTAGCTGCTCGCCTGATGAGTGTGTGGCACCTTGGGCAGCTCATAGTTGGATGCGGGGCCGCGATGGGTCTTGACCTCGATGATGCGGCGATAGCCGTCGAGTCTCACTATGAGGTCCACGCGACCTCCCCAGTTACGACGACCCTCGTAGGGCACGCCGGTCTGACTGTCGATGAGGTCCCCACGCCAGAGGAAGGCGGCGGTGAGCATCGCCTCCATGTACTCGGCCACGTCGAACATGCGCTGGCTGTTGCGCTGCTGCTCGGGAGTCTCCGCGTCCTTGACGGTGGAGAGAAGCCGGTACGCTACCGACCTAGTACACTTGCCGATGTCGGTGCAATAGAGGCGCATCGGGTCGCGCACCTTGTCAACCTTGGGGTGATTGAGGAAAATCTCCTCGAAGCACTGGACGGCATGGACCTCGCCGTACTGGCGGGCAATCATGAAGTCGTTGTAGATGTCGGCGAGCAGTGTCATTTTCCCCACTTCCCCTTCTTCTTCTTCACCGGCTTCGGGAACGCGCACCCCGAGTAGTCCATCGACGGGCCTTCCTTGAACGCCTTGCTGTCTGCTGGCTCGACCTTCTCGACCTTCTTCATGAGCGTCCCCGTGGAGTCAGCCAGCGGATGGGCATGAGCACGCCCTTGCTGGTATTGTTGTCGCCTCCGGGGGTGCATCCCGTGAGCCTGTAGGCGGCTCTCGCCGCTTCGCGATACTCGCTTGTCGGAGTGAGGATGCAGGACCACGGCCCTCCTTTAGTCTGGGTGAAGACCGTGGCCTGCAACATCGCTTGCGTCGTCTTGAACCCGCTGGGGTTGCCCCTGCTCTCGTACTCAGCGTAGGCGTTCCCCGTATCCCATGCACGAGCGATTTCGGACTTGACCTCGATGGTCACCTTGCCATCGCAGATGTTCTCAACGAACCGCTGCGCGAGTTCTCCACCAGCGAGGTCGAACCGGAAGTCATTGTTCCACTCCAACTCAGAACGGGATGTCGTCGTCGGCATCGGGGCCGTTCGGCACAGCTATGGAGGCGAGGCCGCTCAGAGGCGGAAGGCTCGCAGCTCCTCCGACTCCGAGACCTTCATCGCTCCCAGCGACTGTATTGCTGAGTCCATCAGCGACTGGAAAGCTGGCATCAGCCGCCGTGTCTGCCCACGCGAGGGCCTTGTCACAGTCATTGAGGAAGGTCTCCATGTCGATGCCGCTACCGGCCTGAAGCGTGGCGACCGAACGCAGCACGTCGGAGCGCTGCATCTGCACCGGGGTACGGTACTTGTCACCGGCGGGCGAGGGGGCCGAGGCGGTGGAGAGGTTACTGCTGGTGGAGTTCCCACTGCCTGTGTTGCCGCCAGTCCACGGCTCCTTGGAGTCCCACGAATCCAGCTCTCCGGGGGCGGCGGGTACGGCCTCGTTGATGAACTTCATCATCGTGCCGGGGAAGCTCGTGCTCTCGGCCACGTCGTAGGAAATCTTGATGCGGTTGCCCACCGTCATGATGGCCGCGCAGTTGGGCTGCCCCGCCTTGGCGGAGTAGTTCCACTTCCACTGGCTGCCGCAGGTGAGCTTCACCTTCGAGGGCGGGTTACCGCCCGCCATCACTTGCACGTTGCCGATAGTGATGACGGCGATGTTGTTCTTGCAGGGCTGGTCGGGCTTCGGAAGCATGTTGTCTCCTGACGCTTGGTGGGTGGGCCTTGGAGATGGGAAGACCCGCCGATTGGCGGGCCTCCCCTTGTCTGTATCTGTACAATAGCACACGGGCTGCTGTCTGCCACTTGTCGATTAGCCCGCGATTGCCTTGCGATAGCTAACGCCAGTGAACGCAAGGATAACAGCCCCGATGAGCTGTACGGCGGTGCTGTCGATGCTGACCACACCAAGGGCGGCGAGGCAAACGAGGATGAAGCTCAGGACGATGCCGATGTACGTCTTCTTGCCGACGAGGAAATCCATCAGAAGCTCCCGATGCTGATGCACTCGTCGCCCACGAAGACCGTGTTCTTGCCCTTGGGTGCCACGGTGACGACAGTGTGGCATGCGTAGTCGCTCGTCACCGTGGTCTGGACTACGGTGTACTGGTCACGCTTCTTCTTGCCCATGGTGACCTCTTCGTCCACGGTTTCGAGGCGCACGCGCTTCCTTCCGCACAGGTGACAGTTCTCTCCGCCGATGGTCATGGTGTTCTCCTTCTGGTGGGTGAGTTCGTAGTTCCAATACTGCCAGTCGTTGGGACTGAAGTACGTCTGCTTCGGGGCCTCCATCATGGGCGTTATCATTACCTCATTCCTCGTCATGCTGGAAGCTGTGGATGTAGTTGCTCATCGCGAGGTGCAGGAAGCCGACCATCTCGGTGTTGCTCATGTCGGTGGTGAGCATCAGCATCTCGCCACTCTCGTCGGCGGTGATGAGCACAGCGTCCTGCACGCGATGGTCGTCGATGAGGCCACCAAGGGCATCCCCGATGTCGGCCGGAGAGACCGAGCGTGTGTCCAGCTCTTCGTTGTCGTTGAACTGCTCGTCGGTGATGATGAGGCGCATCATGCTCCTGTCGGGAGATAGTGTTCCGTGCAACCAAGCCACGAGAGCGTCTGCTTGCCGTAAGCCTTGCACTTGCCCTGTGGGGCGGTGGTGGGGTCAAAGTGGCCGCACTTGCGGCACTCGCACAACGTCATATTCTGCCTTCCGCGTAGACTCGATTCCTGACGGGCGTGAGAACGAGGCGGGGGTTGAGCAGGACTGTGGGGCTGTAGTCCTTCTCCTCGCCGTAGCATTGACGGCCAGCAGCGTAGGTCTGCAAGTACGAGGAGCTGTGGCAAATCCACGCGACGTTATCCACGAGGTCCTCGCCGTTCTTGCGGCGCGAGAGGCTGGCGATGGGCTGGATGAAGGTGCGGTGCGAGTGCCCGCGAACGAGCAGGTCCACGTCCTTGAAGTGCTGGAGCTTCTTCTGCATCGAGGAGACTGCGGCACCGTCTGACTGCGGCACCTGACCACCGTGGCTGCTGTTGATGACGAACTCAGCGACGTGCTTGTTGCCGTCCTTGAAGCGCAGCGTCGTGGTACACATGCCCTCGCTGTAGCGGTCCTCGTCGCCCAACTCGCGGCAGATGTTCCTGCCGATGGTGGTGTTGCACTTGTCGTCTAGGTACTCCTCGTGGTTGCCACGGTGCATGACGAGCACCTTGGGCCAGAAGTCCGCGACGTACTCGACGCCGTCACGAACGACCTCGTCAGCCATCTTGTCCACCTTGGCGGGGTCGATGAGCGTGTAGTCGATGGCGGCGGAGTCCCAGCGGCGTGTGTCTGACGGGACGATGCAGTCATGCAGGTCGCCCATCATGATGACGAGGGCGTTGGGGTCGCTCTGGAGCGTGTGGCTCACCTTGCGCTGGCGGCGCAGGTCGGAGTTGACGTTGACGCGGTGCTGGTCCCCTATGGGCCAAACGGTGAACGACTCACCGGGCGTGTAGTCGATGTCGTAGTTGAGGAACTTCATGAGAACGACCTTCCGGGGACGAGGTGTCCCTCTCTCTCGACAAGGCAGGCTGGCACGGCGTAGTCCGCAAACATCATGGTCTCGAAGGGACTGGCCTCTCCCTCAAGGCGCTTGTAAGCATCGAGGGAGAGGATGACTGAGGAGCAGCGCCCCCAGTTGCCGCAGTAGTGCTTGCAGACGGTGAGGCTCAGGCGAGCCTGCCGACGACGGTGACCTCATAGAAGTTGCGAACGGTGCGGCAGACCTGCCCACCACTCGAGGAAGCACCGTTCTCGCTGGTGTTGCCGCCGACGCAGTGAAGCTGGTGCGCAATATGGTCCACGGAGATGACCAGCTCGATGTGTTCGGAGCCCCACAGGGTGACCACATCACCGGGCATGGCTGAGGCAACCTCGACGCGCCGCCAGCCGTAGCGACCGGCACGGATGTTCTCGGTCCAGATGGGTACCGAGGCAGCGCCGGGGAACACCTTGAACTTCTTCCCCATCTCCTTCGCGATGGTGGCGAAGAGCCACGTCACGAAAGAGGCGCACCACGCCTGACCGAACATGCGGGTGATGGATTCGTAGATGTGGACGCGGGGACCGTCGTTGCTCCCGGCGGGCATCTCTTTGATGCCTACCTCACGCTGAGCCAGTGAGACCACGTTCTGCTTGAGGGTGCGAGGGAAGAGCTTGTCACGACAGTCGAGCTTGTCGGTGTGGCCGCAGATGGCGTAGGAGAGGCGCTGGGCCGCCTTGCCCCAGACCGGGACCATGGTCATGTCGTCGTGCTGGGAGAGGTTGTGGGAGCGAGCGTACTTGCGCATGGAGTATTTCAGGCGAACAATGTTGACCATCAAATGCCTTCCGTTAGTGTGAGATTCACATCCGTAAGCGTAGTATATCACGGACAACGGAAGAGTCACTCGTTGACAAACCGCACGTTCCTTATCTCTTTCTCTTGCTCTTACCGGGTGATTTACTAGTCTCTGTAAGAGCAAGAGCTTCTAGCGCAGAGCATGGCAGTCAGCGGAAGAAGTGCTCCATCATGCCGAAAACGATACCAGCTACACCGGCCGTGACTCCTATGACGCCCACGAGCACGCGGGCCACTCTCGCCCGGTAGGCTTGAGTGATGACCTCTTCCTCAGCGTGGTGGACTGCGGTGTCCACATATGGCTTCGCGCGTGCGCTGCAATCCTCAATCTTCGAGTCCATCAGGGAGGGCATGTCGTCAAGCTTCTGTTCCATGCGGTCCTGCCACTTGCTCTCAGCTTCGACGTGCTGCTCGAAGGCCCCGAGGAGCTTCATCGCCACGTCGCGTAGGGATGCCGCTTCAGCTGCGCTTCCGACGCCGAGGATGAGGGCCTCCTCTCTGGTCACTGCGTCTCCTTGACTTGGATACGGATGGTGCCTTCAAGGGGAGCCGCCGAGGAGGGGTTTGCCTGCGTGAACTCGACTACATCTATGGTGCCCGCGTAGGTGCCGTTGAAGTTGTCGGTGAAGGTGGCCTGCTTGTCGGCCACGTCGAAAACGTGCTGGATGGCGACTGTCGGGTCCTCACCCCAGCGACCAGACCCGGCTCCCTCTACGCAGTTGAGTGTGTAGACGTGCTTGCGCGTCTTCACGAAGTCGAAGAAGCAGGTCCACCCCCTGACCACGGGCGAGGAGGTGCAGGAAGCGTTCGGAGTGAGCTTGATGCGTAGCTTGATGGAGTACCCCTGCGTGTTGATGGGGATGACGGTCTCCGTCTGCTGCGCGTTCGTGACGGCGGTGCCGTTACCCGGCTGACCGTCAATCCACCAATCGCAGTCCACGGTGGAAGCGAGGGGTAGTTCATCGTGTGAGATGACGACGCGGCGATAGTCCTTCTTCAGCGAGCCGGTATGGAAGGTAGTAGCAGAGCTGACCAGTGAGCCGGTGGGGTTGAAGCCGGGGCGGCTGATGGCGTACCCAGCTCCGCCGACGAAGGTGAAGGGAGCCATGACCTCAGCCCTGAGGAAGGCGATGCCCGGATGAGAGAGCACTTCAGTCTCCTGACCGGCCCCCACGCCGCCCTGTGAGTTGAGGGTGATGGTGTCGATGGCTGCACCCGTCGAGAAGTCGAGCTTGATGCGGTTCGCCGAGGCATCAGGCGAGGTCGCCTGCGTGCTCATCGCCGTCGCGGCATCCCCGTTCACCGCCACGGTGCAGGTGGTGCCCTGCAAGGTGATGCGCACGGTCTTCGCTGCGGTACAGGAGAGCAGCTTGTTCGCGAGGGTGTACCTGTCGTTGTTTCTTTGGCTGTACAAGAGGTCCGTTGACCACATGAAGACTCCGCTGTTCGTGTAAGTGGTCTCCCAGTAGCCGGGTTGCCCCATGACGACTCTCCAAGTGTCGTGCCGTGTCTGTATCTCAGCCCACTGGTGAAGCGCGATGGAGCTTGCGCCGATGGTCACGTAGCACTCACGCACGCCGTCGCGTAGATACACGTTGATGTCGCCCGACTGGGAGCCGGGAATGACAAGCTCCAAGGTGGAGCCGTTGGCGTTGTTTAGGACGGCGTCCTTGACCGGAGCCGTGCCGCACGGGGGCACCGCCACCCAGCTCTGCGCTGCTCCCGTGAGCTGCGCGCTCCACGCCGCGCCGCCGCCCGTGAAGGTCCACGCGCCCTCGGAGTCGGGGGTCGGAGTCCAACCCAAGGGGTGGAAGTGCGTGCCGACTCCCGCGTAGAGGTCGCTGCCATCCCAGTACAGCTCGCTGCCCGTGTTCCACGGGACATCGGTGACGCCGAGCTGGGAGTTGTTGAGGTCGAAGGCGTGAGAGAGGCCGCTGCCGTCGATGTCCCAGCGATAGATGCCTCGGTTGGTCGTGATGTACATATCCTTCTCTGCTTCGCAGAGAGCGTAGACCCGGTTGTCGTTCTCAGTACTGGTCGGGTCCTCCGTCCACTCCGGGTAGTCGCCGAGCGTGAACAGCGGAGCGAAGATGCTCTGGTTGGTAGCACATACGTAGACCCCGCCCCGGCCAACGCCCGCGTAGCTGGTCTCCTGATAGCCGCCGACGTAGAGCATGGAGAGGTAGCCGAGAGCACAGGTAGCGATGAAGCCCGCCGGGTACTCGCAGAACTGCGTGACGACGTAGCCCTCGCCGGGCTTGTTCGTGACCTCGAAGGCATAGCTGCGTCCGCCCTGCTGCATCACCCAGTAAATGGCGTTGGCGGCCGAGACGAGGGCTACGGAGCTGACCGTCACGCCGGAGAGGAAGGCGGCGTTCTTGGCGGTGAAGGCTCCCGCGTCGCTGAATACCCCGACCTGCGTCGAGTTGCATCCGTAGAGGTAGCCGCCGCAGAAGGCGATGTGCGTGATGTTGGCGACTGTGGACCAGCGCGTCACCACGTTGGCGCTCGTGACGCGCCAGATGCCGAAGGTGGCACCGCCGGTAGGGATGGTGCAGTAGACGTTGCAGCCATCGGTGCAGAAGGCGCTGATGGTGCCGGTCGGCGCGCCCGTGAGAGCGTGCGTGACCCAGTGCGCACCGTTGTCTACGGTGCTCTTGAGGACGCCTCCGGCGAACCCCATCCAGAAGCGCCCGAGCGCCGAGAACACGGGGCCGGTGACGGCCACGCCGCCGACCGTGCCGCTGCGGTGCTCGATGGGGCGGCAGAGCTGGAGTTGACCCACCTTACGCACGTCTATGTTCTGCGATGAGAGGTAGCGCCCAGCGGACGCCTTCTCCCCATCGAGAGTCTCCTGCCCCTGCCCCTCGGACCAATCGAGCATGGCGAGGGCCTTATCGGACTCCGAGTCGCGCACGTCGTAGACGCCACCGGCAGCAGCGGGGCTGGTGCTGGCGCTGATGGGTACGTTGGGGGCGCTTTTTGTGTGGACGGTGCCCGTCTGCGAACCCTCAAGGAGGTAGTACTCACGGGCCACACCCTCGGCGCTCCTTATGGTCAGGTCAGCGCTCATCGGGCCATCCACGGCGGCAGCTTGTTGGCGGCGAGCTGGAACTGGTAGCGCATCAGGAGGGCTTGCGTGGCGTCCGCCATCTGACGCGGGGAGAGGGTGCCCACGCCCATCGTGTTGACAGCGATGTCAGAACGCACGCGGGGAGCCATCTTCTGTGTGAGCAGGTACCAGCAGGCGTAGGAGATGATGGGGTCCTTGGCCCTGTCGGGCAGGCCAACGTCGTCTAGCGTGGTGTCGTCATCTACCAGAGGGGCGGCACGGTTTATGCAGCGAACGCGCATATACCCAGAAGGAGCAGAGAAGAAGCGCAGGTTCAAGCAGCCGCCATCTGAGAACCAGTCGTACTTGGAGCGAGCCATCCTCGTCCATGCCCCAGTGTTGCTCGTGCGGGTCTCTACGGCGGTGATGAACTGTACCGCCGGGGCCAGCGCGTACTCGTAGGTGTCGCCAAGGAGGGAGATGCTGGTGTCGGCTTTGGCGACGTAGAAGGCCGGGAAGAGGTTGTCGACAGCGGCGTCCACCGCCTGCCCCACAAGGGTCATGGGCCAGCAGAGGTACTTGTAGCGGATACGCACGAGCACGGAAGCTGCGGGGGCGATGTTGAAGGTGATGGTTCCGGTGTAGTAGTCCATCGTGAGGGCGCTCGTGGTGACGCCGTCCTTCGTCGCAATCACGCTGCCGGGGGCGATGCGATACCCTAGCGGGGCGAGGATGTAGCTCGCCGTCGCACCGTCGCCGGTCGTCTCCGCGTAGCCGTCGAGAGCCACATTCTCCAGCTCGTCATTCACGAGGCCGACGAGTTCGAGGCGAGTCACAGTCATAGATGAGCACCCCCTTTGTTGGGCAGTCGCTTTGATACGTTGTCTAGTATCATTATACCATTGTTATGCAGACGCCCCCCGCCCTCACGGTCCATCGCGGCAAGCTTTCCATGGAGCACCTTGGAGTCGTGAAGGAGGCGTAGCACGTCGATGCGCCCGGTAGCGTCGACGGAGATGCTCACCTGTCCCGACAGCAGAGCCGTGCGAATCAGCTCCACGTTGGCGACGCTCAGGCTGACCCCTGCTTGTCCCGCGAGGGTGTACATGAAGCCGAGCAGAGCGGTGGCGCTCAGGCTGATTCCTGCGCCTCCGGCAAGGGGGCGCTTGGCAGCGAGTGTGGCGCTTCCTGCGCTCAGGCTGATGGAGGCGGGGCCAGTTAGTGCGGGCTTACCCTGCAAGGCTGCGGTGGCACTCAGCGCGATGCCCGCAGGCCCGGCGAGTGGGCGGTTGGCGGCGAGTGTGCCCGTCGCATCCATGCCGACGCCCGCGACTCCGGAGAGCGCCCAGACGGCCTCGATGACGCTGATTGCCGCCGTGGCGCTGACCCCGACCGCCCCAGCACCCGAGAGCGCGAGGCTGGCGAGGATGGCTGCGGTCGCACTGGCGCTGACTCCCGCTGCCCCGGCAAGCTGGTAGACCGTGCCGCCGCCATTGAGAATGATGGAGGCTGTCGCGCTGATGCTGATGTCCGCGCTACCGGCAAGAGTGGCGACGAACTCTGTGAGACTGATGGTGCCAGTGGCCGACATGGCTATGCCTGCGCCACCAGCGAGCCCGGCCCGAAGCGCCAGCGCAGCCGCGACAGACAGGGAGATGCCAGCGCTCCCAGCCACCCCAGCCTTGATAGCCGCTGCTCCTGTGGCCGAGAGGGCCACTCCTGCATTACCGGAAAGACCAGCCCGTAGCGCGGCGGACCCACTCGCCCCCATGCCGACACCTAGCACTCCTGCAACAAGGGAGAGCGTGTGCATGTCGCCCGATGCTCCCATGCCTACTCCCGAGCTGCCCGCGAGCTGGTACACGGACCCTCCACCAGCAGTCCCGTCGAGTAGGAGCAGAAGGGTCATGCGCGACCGAAGACGATGAGGGGGGAGAGGTCGTTGCCGGTCGTGTAAGTTACGTAGCAGCAGTAGCTCTCTGCCCAGTCTTCAAGAGACGTTCCGAACGGGTCACTGAATGTGCCGTAGGTGGCAAAGTTGTAGGCGTTATTCCCGGCGCCTACTATCTGACAGAGGAAGTCGATGCCGCTGGAGTCTGTCTCCTGCGCCAGCCAGTACGTCCCGGCGGGAAGCGTGACCTGCGATGCAGGCGTGAGCGCGACCCACGCCGCAGCAGCGTTGTCGGCAATCGCCGCCGAGGCGTTGTAGGTCAGCTGGAGCGCGCCGGGAGAGCCAGATGAGTCGGCGTATATTGCGGCCTTGATGTGAGCGTTCGCCGCGTGTCCTGAGTGCTGGTTGTCGACGTAGGTGCTGAAGTTCCCCATGACGCCGGATGCCGTCAGCGTGAACTTCGAGGCCAACTTGTTCCCGAGGTTGCCTCCGTCTAGCGCTGGGCTGGTGACGTCCTGATTGCCGAAGTAGGGCGCGGTGCTATAGGTAGCGTAGAACGACGGGTTGGTATTGTTCTGTCCGCCAGCGGGATACGTCGTGGGAGTGCCAGAGCCATACGCAGCGCCAGTGGAAGCGAAGTAGCCGCCATTGGCGTCCCCGTATATCTTGACTCCACTGGCATTACTGTCGAGGTGAATGCCCAGCCAGTAGTCTGCGGCGGGAAGACTGGGAGGGCTGGAGAATCCGAAGTAGACCCAGCCGGGAGCTTGATTGTCTGAGAGCGCGACAGGTGCGCTGACGGCTTGCAGGGTGGTGGGGTTGCCCCCCGTGGCGCTGTAGATGACCCCCCTGCAATAGCAGGCTGCGTGCCCTGCGGTTTGATTATCGAGGTACCCCGAGACTCCGGAGACGGTACCCGTCTCAGTGAGCGTGAACCGTCCCGAGATGATGGAATCGGCATCCCCGTCATCGTAGGAAGCACCGATGCTTGTCTTGCCGAAGGTCGTCACGTCAGCTCATGCGTAGAAGCAAACGCCTGTAGGCGCTGTGGCGGGAGCCGATGCGCCCGCGACAGCCGTCGCCGCTCCCCATCCGATGCCCGTGGCGAAGTTGGCGATGGGCAGCCCATGAGGGGCGATGACGAGCGTGCCTGTCCCCGCCGTGATGGGCACCGGCATAGAAAAGATGACCGATGTGCCCAGAGTCGGTGTACCGGCGGTGTTGAAGAACTGAATCCACGTCACGGCTGCTACGCCGTTGACTACGTAGAGGCCGTAGAGGCTGCCCGCACTAGCCTTGACGCTTCCGGCGATGATGAGACCATTGGTCGGGAACTTGGTCAGCAGCGAAGCTGCTGCCGAGGTCGCTGGAATCTGCTGCATGTAAATGGGGTAGCTCGTGCTGCCGAAGTTGGTGCCGTCCTGACTGAGGCGGACAGATAGCGGGGTGGCCGCTGCCTCATGGCGGGTAGCGAGGACGATGCGCTGAGTGCCTGCCGAGGCTGCGCCCGTGTTCGTATCAATCGCCGTGCCGCCGACTGCCGCAACGCCTACTGTGGGCGACGGCTCATAGGCGAAGCTCTGGAAGCTGACGCCGATGACAGCGGAGCCAGAGGTCCACGCGGTAGCGCGGACACGGAAATGCGTGAACGCTCCGATGGGTATGTCCCACGAGCGAGCCGCGTTGGCGGTCAGGACGCCCGAGCTACTCTCCGCGAAGAACGAGTCGCAGCGCACGCCCTGAATCCCATACCACGTCGTGGAGTTGTCGTCGCTGCCCTCGAAAGCGACGTTCACGCCCGCGTAGGTGCCGTGAACACTGACTGTGGCGATGTTGTACTGCGAGACGGCGTAGGGGCCGACGACGGTGGTCGAGGCGATGATGTTCCCGGTCACCAGCGCGGTTTGCAGGCCCTGAATGACGACCGGGGTCGCGTTGGTGACTCCCTGCACCGAGAGTACGCCGGAGTTTGGCGTACCAGCGCTGCCCGCGATGCTGGCGTTGCTCACCGCGACCTTGAGGCCGTTGGTGTCGACGAGCGCCTTGGCGGTGCCGTCGAGGGTACCGTCCATGAGCTTGACGTACTGCACTTTGGCGGTGCCGAGGGTGCCGTCAGTCACTTCATCGGCGGCGACGTTCTCCCCGCTACCGGGGGTCCGAATGCAGTTGTCGGCCATCTCAGGTAGCCGTTACAACGATGGCACCAGCCGCGACGGTGGCACTGTCCCCGATGTTGATGACCTTGGTCTGGTCGGTGAGGCTGCCCTGAGTCAGGCGGTTGCCAGCAGTAGCGGCATCGAAGATGCCGAAGCTCTTAGCGGTGCCCCAGTTGACGGTAGTGCAGGGGCCGAAGGTCAGGACGCCCGCGTTCTCGGCGATACCATCGGTACCCGAGGCGTTCCACGTCGCAACCTGACGGGCGTAGCCGTTGGTGCCCGCAGTCGTAATCTCGGTGAATGTGGCCTTAGCAGCGGTCACGTCACTGCCGAGCGCGACATACACAGACGTAGGCTTGGTCCATGAAGTCGTGCCGAGCATGTGGTTGACCGCCATGTCGTCTGCGTAGTCGCTGAATGGCATGGTGCCTCCTTAGGAGATGCGTTTGATGTAGGCGAGTGCGTAGTAGGAGGGTGCGTTACCGAGCCCGCCGCCGCTCGTCTGGGCGCTCCCAGACCCAGAGCAGGACCCGGAGACTGAGTGGGCGTGTGTTCCGTGACCCGTTATGGTGAGCCATCCGGCCGTGTGCGAGTGGTCGCCGCCACTTGCCGCAGCGCCGCCCGACAGGCCGTGCGTGTGACCGCCAGTGGAGAACGTATTCCCGCCCCCGAGAGTAGGAAGGTTGTGGTAGTCGCTCGGTGCATCGGTGCTGCCCGACAGAGTGTGTCCGTGAGGGCCAGACGTGGCAACGTTGCCGCCCAGCGTATGGTCGCTGACCCCAGCCGCATCTGTGGTGGCCGAGGTACTACCTGAGAAGTCGACGGTGACGCCGTGCGAGTGGTCGGCGTTGCTGCCGCCGGTAGCCCCGAGCGCCCCCTGCGAGGTGGCCCCCATGACGAACAGGCCGCTCATGTTGTGGGTCCCCCTGCTGCCGTCGCAGAGCGCCCAGTTCGCGGGGATGTCCGCTATGGTCCCCTCGTAGAAGATGATGCCGCCGATGGGCACCGTGCCCGCCGGGGGGACGACCGGAGTCTGCCCAACGTAACCGTGGGCGGAGCAAATGTCCCCAGTGGTGGGACGAGAGCAGTAGGGGCAGGTATCAGCCACGCGCGAAGAATCCGCCAAGGCTTAGGAACGCACCCGTGCTGGTGCCGGAGGTGGTGACGGTGATAGCCCCGTTGCTGGTCCACTTCTTGGGCGTCTTGAAAGTCAGGTTGGCGGTGCCGCTGGCGCCGACGGTGGACACCCAGCGCGCAGTGGAGCCATCCTTGATGGTGAAGGTGATGGCCGAAGCGCCACCGTTGATGCCGATGTCTGTAACGTAAAGAGCCTGCCCGGTCCCCTTGGCGGCGACGAGGCTGGCGTCTGTCTTCTGCGCTGCGCAATCCATCTCAGCGTTGATGTTGTTGCTCTGTCCTTGAGGCTGGGACATGGAACCTCCTTGGGACCCTTGCGCTCCGACGTTCTCAGCCTGAGCGGGGACCAGTCGAATGGCGGGAGCGAGGAGGCTTCAACTCCTCCCCGCTCCCCGTGAAGTCAGTAGCCGATGACCTGATACTTGAAGGTGCAGGCCGAAGCGTCGATAGCCGCAGCCTCCACACCCGTACTCCTGACAATGAGCTTCATCTTGCGGGCACCCACAACCCCATTCACGAAGAGGGGGATGTACGTAAGGGTGTCATCGAGGGAGGGCATGTCAGCGCAGAGAATCTTGTTCGGAGTCTCCGGCATGGCGAGCACATCGCCGCCGACCGCATACGGGTTGGCCGCAACGTAGGTGTACTCGACAATCTTGGCACCGGGCATGTTCTGAGCCCCAGCGCAGGCCGCTCCGAGCTTGGTTTCGAGGGACTTGACGTTCGTGGTAGCAGAAGCCATGTAGCCTCACCTCCTGAGTGAGTAGGGTCCAAGGGGCGGGGCCGAAGCCCCGCCCTAAGGAATCAGTCAGTCAGGCTCAGGTGGGCCAACTGAGCAGGGTCATGCAGCCGTGGGCCTTGAGCGGGTCCACGACCTTCATCGTGTACTCGCCGAGGATGCGCATCTTGTAGGCATCCGTGCCGTCCGGCGTGCTCGTGTCCATGCCCCACTCCATCTTGCGCCACGGGCGGAAGGGGACCAGCTCGACCTTGTTCATGTTGAGAATGAACAGGTTGGACTTGCTGATGAGCGGGTCGGGGACAATCTCAGCCTCGAAGCCGAGGTCAGAGAGGAAGTTGCTCACGTAGCGGCCCCAGCTCTTGTCGACGCGCTCGATGCGCACCTTGTCAGCACCGAAGCCAGCCATCACGCGGCAGTGGCTCGGGTGGGCGAAAATCTTGTACGGCTCACTGCGGTCGCAGCCGTTGGACAGGATGGTCTCGAAGAGCTTGTTGAGACCGGCCTCGGTCACTGCGGTCGAAGCGTAGTCGGTGTTGCCGCCGACCTGAGCGAGGGCCTGAAGGATGCCCTTGGTCGTGCGGATGACGGCGTCCGAGCCGATAGCCGTGGTCGGGTTGATGGCACCGTAGAGCATGAACTGGCAGAGGTCGTTCTTCAGCTCAGTCATGCGGTCCTCGTACTGATGCTGCATGTTGTCCGCAGCGATGAGGGGCCGACGAGCCATCTCTGTGCCGGTCACGGTCAGGTAGAAGTCGAGGATGGACGTGTAGTTGTAGTCCAGAACGGTCGGCTTGTACTTGTTGATGTTCGGAGCCGAACCCTCTTCGACGCCCGTGAAGATGATTTCGAACACGTCGGTGGCACCCGAGAGAGCGAAGCCGGTACCGGCGTTGTTGCGGCCGAAGTCGCGGGTCACGGTGATGTCGTTGTTGACCATGTCGAGTGCAGTGACCTGCATAATCTCATCGACCTTGTACGTGCCGATGGCGGTCGCCTGCGTAGCGTTGCGGAGCAGGGCACCGACCTTGATGGCCGCCATGGTGGCGGCTGCGGCACCAATCTTGACGTTGGCGGCCTTACCCGAGCCGCCTGCGTTGCTGATGCCCTCAGTCGCGGTCGAGGTCGCGTTGGAGGTGAAGACGCGAGCGTTGGTCTGCGAGCTGACCCACTCAATCTTCGGCTCGTCGGTAGGGCTACCGACCTTGATGCTGTCGAGGAACTGCGACTTGGCGCAGAGCATCGGGTGGAGAATCGAGTCGACTTGACGACCTTCGGTACTCGCGGTGCGGTCCCAAGTGGACGTTACGTCGTGCTGCGGAAAAGCCATGGGTGGCCTCCTTGTTCAGAGTTGCTTGAGTCGTGTCTGCTGTTACTTGCGAGCCGACTCAGCCCTGAACGCCGGAGGCGATTCTGCTGTGGAACTCTGCCCAAGCTCGCGTGGCATTGGGACAGTGATTCCTAGTCGTGTATCAACCTATGTATAGTATACCACAGGTTGAGAAAACGTAGATTAGCCGCCGAACAGTACTCCCAGCTTCGGGTCGTCTCCGAACAGCGCCCTCATGGCAGCGCCCGAGTCGCCCTTGGCGATGCGCTCTGCGAGCGCCTTCTCCTCGTCGCTCACGGCAGGGGCGATGACGCCCACCGGGTTGCCGGTGACGCCCCATGCGACACGCGCCTTGGCGGCAGCATCGAGCTTGGCTTCCTGCTCGTAGCGCTCCATCTCCGCGCCCATGGACTTCGCCTTGTCCTTGACCATCTGCGCCATGCGGGCGAGAGTCTCCATGTCCTTGATGTCAGCGGAGACTGTCTTGAAGAGGTCCTTCTCCAGCGGCGAAGAGTTGGCGAGGAACTTGTCCTTGGCGTTCTGCACCATCGTGGTGTCGAACTTCTTCTGCAAGTTGTCGACGCGGGCGGTGAGCTTCTTGGAGAGCTTGTCCTCGCGCTCAGCCTCCACGGCAGCCTCTTCCTCTTCCTCCTGATATGACTCATCTTCCTCGTCGTCGGCGGGCTCCTCGATTCCAAGGACCTCCCAGATGCTCTGCTCTTCGTCGACCGGCGGGGTGATTTCGTCTGACATGGTGCTCCTTTAGATGTTTTGCTTGAGGGCTCCAGCCTGAGTGTTCTCAGTCCGGAAGGGGGTGAACGAACTCTGCGTGTACGCCTTCTGCGCGACCAGTGCCTCTTGCAGCTTCTTGCGCAGCAGACCGCCCTGCATCTTGTCTCCGAGGTCGGTAGCCGTGGCAAGGTCAGCCTGCTGGCCGTTCTGCCACTTGTTAGCTTCCTGCGTATTGGCGAACAGCTCGACGTGGTTGGTGAAGTCCTCAGTCGTCTCGCCGCTGGCGAAGAACTGACGCTCTAGGTCCTGCGGGGCTGACAAGCCAACAGCAGAGAAGGCGTTGTTGAAGGCAGTCTTGTACTCGTTGTACTTGAGAGGGTCACTCATCGCAGTGCCACCGGCGGCGTGCTGCGCAGCCGAGAAAGCATCCCAGTTGCCGAACTGGCTCTGGAACTCGCCCGTGTTCTTGATTTGGTCGAACATCTGGAGTGGGTCGGTGTAGGAGCCAGCGGCGTAGGCGGATGCGAGAGTGGGGTCGGGGGTCGAGTTCTCTCCGAACATCTTGCGCCAGTAGAGGTCGAAGCTCTCCACGTCGTGCTTGTAGGAGTCCGTGCCTTGGTAGGCGGGGTCGTTCTTCTTGAAGTAGATTTCAAACAGCGCATCCGACCAGTTGCCGTCCGTGGCCTTCTTGAGCAGGTCCGGGGGGATGACGGCATCGACGTTGCCCATGAGGCGTCGGTAGAGGTCGGTGAAGCCAATCCTCGCGTCGCTCTGCGCAGACAGGTAGGTGAAGACGTTGATTTTGCCCTCAGGGGTCCCAAGGCCGTGCTGCTTCTTCTCCCAGTCGGCGTAGAGGGGGAACACCTCGCCGAACTCGGGCAGGTCCTTGATGTCTGAATCCTCCAGCGTCTGGAAGTCCATTGACCCGGTTTGGTACTTAGCCATCAGGAGGGTGTTGTACTTGCCCTCGTACTTAGAGCCTTGGAAGATGGAGTCCCAGTTGCGCTTGAACTCCTCATCTCGGCTGGCACCCGGACCCTTCTTCCACGCATCCGAGCTGGTCATGTTGAGGCTGAACTGCGTGTCATCCCAGTTACCCTTCAGGGCTGCCAGAATGAAAGCGGCGTCGACGGTGGAGCTACTCATCGCCTTACGGTAAGCCTGCTCATAGGCGAAGCGACGGTCCTTGAACGCCTCAACCGCCAGAGTGGATGAGGCGAAGGTTGTGTCTCTACTCGCGGCTGTGTACCACTCAGTGAAGCCCGGAAAGAACTTGTCGAACTCCTTGCTCTTGGCGAGGACTTTCCCGAAGTAGCCGATGGCGTCGGTCTTGTCGGGGTCCGCGAATCCGAAGGCGGCAATCAGTCCGGGGACGTCGGCCTTGGGCTTGTAGTCTGGGCCGAAGATTCCGCGCAGGGAGCGCATCAACTCTTGGACACGCTTCGCGTAGTTGATGCTGTTCTTGTAGTGTGATTTGTCCTTGGTGCGAACGAAGCGCTCTAGGGCGACCGCGTAGCCACCGGCCCCCTTGTTCTTGAGGGCGAGGTCGCGAAGCTCTTTCGGGAGCGGGGCGTTGCTGCGCACGAGCGACTGGTAGGCGTTGGTCATCGTGCGAATCCAACCGGCCTGCTGGTCTGCGCTCGGCGTAGATAAACTCTTCTTGGTACTCCCGCTCTTGTGGACGGTGTTATTCCCGCCGCTAGACGTGTTGTTGCCGGGGGTGACTAGGGTCTTACCAACCTGAGGCCATTCCAGAAAGGACAAGTTCACACCTCCTCGATGTATCAATATTCAGTATACCACGCATAAACATCACTTTGACCAATCGAGCAGGTCGTAGTAGAGATTGCCGCCGCCCGCTTTATCGGCCTTGTTCCACTGACTGAGGAAGGTGTCACTGAGTGTGGTCTTCTGGTTGGTGAGATGGGAGAGAGCACGCTTGAGCCACGTCTGCATAATCTTCCCGTAACTCGAATCCGTGGTCCAGCCCTTGTACCAACCGTGGGGGTTGTTGCTCTCCTTGAGCGCCTTGCGCCCCATCTCGGCAGCAGTGAGCGTGAAGTGCCAAGCCCACGCGGTGACTGCTGCGTCCCAGTTGCGAAGCAGCTCGGGTGAAGCCTTGTGCTTGATGTCGAGCAGGTCTCTGGGGGTGAAGTTGCCCGCCATTATCTTCCCCCGGAAGCCTTCCCACTCCTTCACGGCGTTCTTTCCGCCGTCGATGAAGTGAGGCTTGTCAAGGGCATTGGGTCCGCTGGAGAGGAGGAAGGGGACGGTGGCCCCGATGTAGGGGGCGAGCGTCGGGTTCTTCTTCTTCTGCGTGGCGATGTAGTCCTGAAGGATGTAGTACTTCTGCTTGTAGGCGGAGGTGCCGAAGTCACCCTTGTGGTACATCACGTCGAGCACCTTGCGCTGCGCGTCGATGGTGCTGACGAAGCCAAGCATGGCATTCGACTGCGCTTGGGTCCACGTCTTGCCGAAGAGTTGCGCCCATTCGTTCGGATTGACGTTGCTCTTGAATGAGGTCAGGGCACAGGACATGAACTTCTTGGTCGTGGCCCTCTGCTCGTCCTTGCGCATCTTCGTGTACTGCTTGTACATCGGCGAGTTGCGCACCAGCGTGTGACCGAACAGTAGACCCGATGCCTCTAGGCGCTTCATGCCGTCGTAGCCGTTCTTCGTGAGCTGCAAGCCCGCGTCGATGGCGAGTTGCGCCGGATAGACGTAGGAGTTGACCGGCGTTTTCGTGTAGACGCCCACCGGGTTCTGGCTCGTCATGTCGAGTGAGACCTTGCGACCGTCGCCATACGTCACCAGCCTGTCCATCTCTCCGTGTTTGTTGTGCTCCTCGTAGAACGCCTTCTGACGGGGCATGAGGAAGGCGCTCTTGTAGCCCATCTTGGGGTCGTGGTACAGCTTCTTGGCCTGCCCTTTCCAAGGCTGGCCTGTGGCGGGGTCGATGCCCTTGGCCTCGAACTCCTTCTCCCAGCCGTCGCTTGCCTCCTTGTACGCCTTGGCGAGCACGAAGCGGTCGACCTGTTCGTAGCGCTTCTTCATCGCTGCGGCTACGCCCTGCGGGGAGAGGGCCACCTTCATCGTCGCAAACTCCGCCGCAGTGGCCGGGGCGATGTTGTCCCATCCGGTGGTACTGGCGTTGCGTTGACTGACTAGCGGGATGAGCCAGCGGTTGTCGGCTAGGTACTGAAGCGCGTCGGGGCCAGACTTGGTCCAGTAGGTGGCGACCGGCGCGTAGGAGGGGTACTTCGCCAGCACCTTCGCGCGCAGCTGGTCGCTGGTAGCCTGCATGTAGTCGTACTGCGCCTGCGCGAAGATGTTGAGGTCGAGCTTCATCGGGCCACTCTTGGTCTGCACTGTGATGATTGGTGAAGTGATGCCGGTGGTGCCGGGAACCAACCAAGACTGCACGCCCTTACTGGCCTCATGGAGCCCCACGCGGCGCACGGCGGTGTTCACGTTGACATCCCTGCCGTCGCTTTGCAGGGCCTGAACGACGAGGTCGGTGATGACGGCCTTCTTGCGGCGATGGTCGATGGAGGCTGTACCCGGCATCGGGATGCCGAGGGACTCGGAGACGTTGAAAAGCGTGAAGGGGTGCCCTGCCATGGCCGTGACGCCGTAGATGAGCGAGTCGGCCCAACGCATCTGCGGTGCCCCCGGCTCATAGCCGCCGTTCATCTTCTTGTAGAGGGCGAGGGCTGTAGGGTCGCCCGTAAGGGCAGCCGCCTCGAACGGGATGGTGATGGTCGGAGCCATCGGCGGGAGCCATGAGCGACCCGAGTCGGGGTTGAACCCAGCGAAGAAGTTCATACTCTGCGGGTCCCACGAGTTGCCCCCCAGTATCGGCACATTGTTGGGGATGCGCGCGGAAGGCATGGATGACAGCGTCTTCATGAGCATGCTGGTGGACATCGGCCTAGTGATGAAGCGCTTGGCCCACCACGTCATGAACTGTCGGTAGGCGGGCAGGAACATGACGACGTTACGCAGATTCTCCTCAACGAGCGTCTTGCCCGAGAGGTAGGACATCTCATCAGTCTTGATGAGCGCGTACTTGCCTGCAATCGCTACCTTCTCGGCGTGCCCGAGGCCCTCAACGCCTTCAAGTGCAATCATGCGCTCATTGAAGTAGTGCCCGAAGACCTGCTTCTTGAGATGCGTGCCCATCTTCTCAAGTGTGCCGAGCGTCCAGTCAGACGGAGCCACAGCAGCGCGCACGAGCTTACTTGCGCCCACTCCGGGGAGGTCCATGGCGTACTGTACTGGCCCGATAGTGGCGCGCACGTTCACGTCGGCGAAGTCCCTCGCATCAGCCTTGCCGGTGCGCAGCATCTGGGCCGTCTTCTCGTTGCTCATCCATGCGTGGATACGGCGCAACTGGTCTTCCTCGAACGCCTGCACTTTGGCCTCGGTGTCCAGTCCGTGCGCCTTGAGGAGGGGGCTTTCAAGATTGGGGTCGCGGATGCTCATGAACTCCAGATAGCGGTCATCAGTGCGCAGGAGACGGCCGGTAGCGACATCGGCGGCAGCCATCGCGTGGAAGTGCATCTCATCTTCGGTCAGAGCCGCCTTAGGGACAGAGACCGGGTCGTCGAGCTTGTCGAATGGAACGCCTGCGGCACCATCTGCCTTGACCTTGGGGGCATCACCCGCCTTGGGTACTTTTGCCCGCGCGGCGTCAGTCACACCCTCACTGTCGAGTTGAGCCTTACGTCGAAGCTGGTTGATGGTTGTGTCGTACTCGTCGAGCCAATCAGCCACGAGGAAGGACTTGTGGGCGTTGAAGGTGGCGATATGCTGCCGTGCCCCCATGTCCCAGATGTCAGGACGGTCACCGAACGGGCCGATGATGTCCCACTGGTGCGCCTTGGAGAGCCCAACGATGCCGAAGATGTCCTGCTTGATGGTGGGATTGCCGAGGGCGAAGGCAGCCGCGTCGTCGGCGTACTTGCCGACAAGGGTGCCACCGAATCCGGGGAACTTGGCGAGTCCCTTGGTTTCACCCAAGGGATTGATGCCCGTGATGGTGGCTCGCAGGGCCTCGTCCGAACCGACGATGGTCAGCATGGTGCCCATTCGGGAGAGCCACATGCGCTTCATAGCGGCGTTGACGTCGTCAAGATGTAGGGCCTTCTGCACGATGGACCACTCCTGCATCGCGTGACCGCCGTGGAAGATGGCAAGCTCGGTAGGCCGGAAAGTCGGGGTGAAGCTCTTGTTGAACTGAGCCTCGGTGGCGGCGGTCGGCGTACTGGCATAGGTGCCGCCACGGATGTTCAGCTCACGCACAGCGATGGCGCTCTCCCTGTCCAGTGCCGCCTGTTCGCGGGCGAGATTCTTCGACTGCTGCTCCATACCAGCGCGCAACTCCGGTGCCAGCGTCTCGTCGCCGAGTTGCAACGTATTCGCCTTGATGCGCTTTGCGAGGTCGCTCTTCTTGGCCTCATTGGCGCGCACTGCTACCTTGGCCCGGTTCGCAGCGGCGGTGTCTATTTTCAGGGACCCCTCGGCGAGGTCATGGACCATGAGGAGCGCTTCATCCTTGGTCATCTCGGTGCCCGGAGAGTAGAGCAGACGGTGGACCTGCTGGTCCCACTCATCGCTGGTAGCGCCCCGGTAGCGCTTCACGAAGGCGACCATCTCGTCATACTTCGTCACCGTACCGCCAGAGGACAAAGTTGCCTTGGCCACGGCGCTCCGGAGGTAGCGTTTCGATGCAGACTGAGTGGAGAGGTAGTCCTTGACGATGGCGTCGATGCCAGTCTCGGGGTGTGAGAGCACGGCACGCACGTCCTGCTCTGGGAAGTTCTTGGCCTTCAGGCGCGCATTGATGATGGCGTCGCCTATCCTGTGGATGGTGTCGCTGGGCATGCCGAGGATTCGCAGAACCCCGACGACCTGCTGGTCTGTGTCCATGGCGCAGTCAATGACGTTAGACGGCAGCGGAGACATGAAGGCCCGATACGCGGGAGCAAGCGCGCCGTCCTGAAAGACGTTCATCTGCAAGCGCTTTGCGATAGAGCGTGCATTGAAGTCGAAGGCCGGGTCGAAGTACTTGACTCCGAAGTGCTGCTTGTTGGCGAGGGCAAGAACGCCCACATCATCATTGGTAGCAGCCAGAGCATAAGCCGCCTCATCGGAGACGTTGTACAGCTCCTTGATGCGGCTGGCGCTCTTCATCGCCCCGAGAATCTCGGCATGACTCTGCACGCCGAAGGCGCTCAAGATGTCGTTCATCGTCTGCGAGCCCGCGCCGAACTTGACCAGCGCGCCCAGCCCCTTGTCTGCGGCGAATCCGATTCCTGTGTCGACGGCCATCTGACCCCAGAAGGCGATGGTCTCGTGCTTGAACGGGTCGACGCCCGCCTCGGAGAGCGTCTCGTACCAGATTTTGCGGCCGTCGCTTTCCTTCCACGCCTTGGCAGCGGTCTCGGCGAGCGAGGTCCAGCCATTCCAGTGCGCGATGATATTGGTGATGCCAAGCGGGTCGGCGACTCCAGAGTCATTCCAGAGATGCTGCTCGATGTCGACCACATCGCCCGGCTTCCAGTTCTTGTCTGTCGTCATAAAGTTCATGAAGTTGCGCGCCACGATAAGGCGGTTTACGAGGCTGATGGGAGCTTGGGCTGCTTTGTTGCTCGCGTCAACCAATCCGGTAACCCCCCCCTCGGTACCGGAAACGAACCAACCCACGTAGGCGTTCTTCTTGACCGCCTCGTTGCTGTTGTGAATGGCGTGCTCTGCTGCCCAGTACTGGTCCTTGCGGCCACTCAGCCCCGCGCAAACAAGGTCCCCCATGGGGACTGTCGTTTCAATGAACTTGTAGACTGCCTGAGCAAGGTCGCCTATTGGCTCAGTGATACCCGTGAAGGTCATGCCTCCCCCGGCGTCGAATCCCGCTACTTGCAGCTTGGCCGGGACTGCCCCAATCCCGTACTTGTGTCCGAACCATAGGGTGAAGCCACTCTCACTGACGCCCGCAGGGCGCGAGGGGAGGGCTGTGTAGTAGACGAAGTTCTTGAAGTCCTCGGTGTCGCGACCGCCCATCGCCGTAGCGAGCTGGTCGAGGTTGTAGCCGTTGCCTTGAATGTCCGTGGCGCTCATGGCGTGGTTGGCATCACCCTTGATGGCCGGAGTAGCTCCCCACGCGGCGTCTGCGACGTTCGCCCCGTAGACGAACTGCGTGACCATCGAGACGTAGGGCATGATGCTCTTGGAGTCCGCCTTGAAACCGAGCGCGATGAGGGCCTTCTCGACCTCTTTGCGCTGTGCGCCCTTGAGACCCATGAACCACTCGATATTGCGTGCCGAGTAGGAGGAGTTATCCACCGGCTTGTCACCCACATACTTCTGGAAGGCGGCGTCGGCGGCCGTAACCGCCGGTCGGTCGATGGGAGATTCGTAGCCGCGTGGATGCCCAAACGGAGCTTCCGCCACGGGAAGCTCATTCTTCTTGAACATGAGGGAGACCGTGCTCGATGGCAGCGTGATGTCGTGGTCGACGGGCGCTGGGACCGGATTCTTGTAGAGGCCCACCTGCTTGAAGTACTGCGTCCAAGCCGCCTGACCGGGGGGGCCGGTGACGGGGCTCTGGGGGTTGATGTCCTGCATGGTGAGGGCGGCCCCGAGAAGGTCGACCATCTTCTGGGGACCCGGCAAGGTGCCGGAGGCGTCGTAGTGCCCCATGGCGATATCCTTGACAGGCTGGTCGGCGGGAGCGGCGGGCATGGGGTTGCTGGCCGTGGGGGCGGTAAGCTGAGTGGCGATGAAGTCGCTATTCTGCTTCGTGAGCGCCTTACTCTGCTGGGCGGCGTCCCACTTGGCCTGCGACTTACGATTCTGCGCCTCCAAGGCGTTCTGCTGCTTCTGGTTCTGCTGGGTAATGATGTCGAGGGAGTTCTTTCCGATGGGGGCGGCCTGCTGGGCGATGGGCATCGCCTTGCCGGAGCTGTCGACGCCCTGCACCACCCCTCTCGGAGTGAAGACACTCGCGAGTAGCGCTGCGCCCTGCCTTTGCTGGAAAGAGTCGATGACCCCCTGATAGGCGGCGTTGTTCTTGATGGTGCCGGTGTCGTGGAACGCCTTGTACTCAAGACCGAAGGCTTCGACGTTGACCTTCTTGCCCTGAGCGTCCGTCATCTGCTGCGTGCCATGGTTCTTGAGCCCGTCAATCCAGCGGCGGGCGATGTCAATGGCCTGCTTGAGTGTGGCCTCGGTCGAGTCAGTCTTCGTCGTCCACGCTAGGCGCTGGAGATACTTGAGGTCGCCCACGGAGAGATTCGTCTTGGCCTGCGACTTCGCGGCAATCTGCTGAAAGCGAACAGTGCTCGTGACGCGCCCTGTGCGCGACGAGGAGTGCTGCGGCTTCTTCTTGCGATTACCGCCGCCAGCCCCAGTTCCCGTTACGAGGGCCACGTCAGCCCTGCATCTTGAAGAAGGGCGTGTCCGCCTTGAGCTTTACGGCGAGAGCCTGATAGCGCTGCACCGCGAGGGATGCGTAGTACTTGAGCCACGGACCCGCGTCGGGGGCGGCAGCCTTCTGCTGCAAGACCTGCGCTGTCTTCATCGCCATCGCCATCTGACTCATGAGGTCCTGATGTTCTCCGGGTACTTGGGGCGTCGCCTGCTGCTGCTGCGGTGCCGGAGGCATGCCCGTGCCGCCACCGCCTGATGCTGGCGTGGAGTTTCCGGTCATGGGCGTCGTGGTTGTCGCCTTGGCGGCGTTGTCGAGCGCGGTACGGTCGCCGTACTGGGGCGCTTGGTTCACGCTGATGGGCGAGCTGCCGACGCCGCTCATCCGCCACCACCCATCATGGCTGCCAGCTCAGGCGGGATACCGCCGGAGGCCGCGCCAGTCGGGGGAGCGCCACCGGGAGCCGCGCCACTCATGTCGGTAGTCGGAGGAGCGCCGGGGTCGCCGCCGGGAGGAGTCATGCCGCCAGCTTGGTCGGCACCTGCCACCTGACGGGTCTCCTCGTCGCCAGACGGAGCACCGTGCTTGAAGATGATGTGCCCGTACACCTCGGGGACCTTCTCAGCCGCCCGCGTGATGGTGCCTTGGTCCTGCGGGTCCGTGACCCAGACCGTGACGTGCCAGTTGTCCGTGGCGAACTTCTGGGGAGCGATGAATGGGTCCCCGCCGAACCAGACGGAACCATTGAGCTTGGGGATACCCCGGAAGAACTCCTCAAGGATGGAGACGAGCTGTCCTGTCGGGTCGCCACCGGGGCCGGGAGAGGTGGGCGGAGCCGGAGCGGCCTGACCCTGAGGTCCGGGTGCTGCGCCCGTCTCCCCCATGAGTCCGCGTTCGAGACCGTAGTTGGTCTGCTGCTGGTCTCCGAGAGGAACATTGGCCGTCATGCCGCTCTGCGCGACCTGCTGGCTCATGGCGAGCCCCTCGGCCTTCCATTTGCGGTCGCGGTCGATGGCGGCACGCACGCGCTTCTTGTTGGTGATTTGAGGAAGGTCGTCGGCGACCGAGTCCCAGTCGAGTAGTTCGTTCTGGTAGAGCTGCATCAACTCGACAGAGTTGCCTTGACGGTCCATGTAGCTCTGAGCCGACAGGTAGACCTCAATCTCGGTCCACATCTGGCCGTTGACCAAGAACTCGTCGGGAGCGGCCTCGATGTAGTAGGTGGCCTTGTTGCGGTTCCCCGAGAGCTTCTGCACGCCGTTCGCACCGGGGAAGTCCTTCCACATCATCAGCATGTACTTGATGACCTGCTTCCACGCGCCCATGACGATGTCGAGCCGAGTCTGCATGCGGGCAGCGATAGGACCGAGCTGGGCGTTGAAGCCCTTGCCCGTGATGATGGAACCGCCGCCCTCGGAGCGCAGGACAGCGGGGTTGTCGGAGATGATGTCGAACCACGTCTGAAGGGTCTGACCGAGCTGCCAGAAGGCGTTCGGCAGGCCGATGGGGCCAAGGACCTCGGCCGAGCCATTGGGACCCATGGTCGCCACGCCGCCCTTGCCGATAGCAAGGTCCGGGGGTACGTTGAGCGGGTCCTTGATGACGATGGTCGGCTTGACCATAGCGGCTGCCATCTCGTCAATCAGGCTCATGTGGTAGTTGATTTGCTTGGCGACCGGGATGGCGTCCTTGATGTCCGTGGAGCCGAAAAGCATGCCCGGAAGACCGAGAGCGCCGACGCAGACGATGGGCACGACGCCCATCAGGTTCTTGACTGGAGGATGTGCCCACTCCACGCCGTCGAGGACGGTGTAGAAGTTCTCCTCGTCAATCATCTGAATGACTTCCACATCGTTGCGCCCGAGGTACTTGTTGTTGCCCCAGCGTGCCTCGATGTCGTTGCCGTTCATGACCTCCATCCACAGAGCCTTGGTCAACTCCATGCCGTCCGGGTCATAGCTGACCGGATAGAAGTCCTGCGGGGTGCGGGTGAAGATGCGCGGGCACTCATGACGGAAGTCGGGCCACACGCCGATGACAGCGCCGTCCATCGCGCACATGGACCAAGCCACGTCTCGGCAGCGCTTCGGCATGTTGCTGAAGGCGAGCATGCTGGTGATGGCCTGCTCCAGCCGGTCAGAGAAGTCTGAACCCCAGTCGAGGTCTGAATCTCCTGATGGTGCGGGCATGCCGGGAGGTGCTCCGGGGGCGACTGGGCCGGGACTGGCGGGCGTAGCCCCCAGAGCATCGGCCTGTGGGCCTGCGCCCAGTCCCCCCGGAATGGCCGTCAGGGACGGCGGACCCGTTATCGGCCCAGCCGACGCTGGTGCCGCTCCTGACGCTCCTGTCGATGCTGGGCTTGCACCGGGGGCCATCGAAGCCGGAGGGTCGATGACGCGCACGGTGGGCGGCAAGGAGAGGAATGCAACTTTGTTCTCGATGGCGGGCTTGATGAGGTTGATGGGAGTGGTGAGGGAGGTGTCTTCCTCGCCATCCCTCGGCGTGAAGACCGAGGACAGTGCCATCTGGATGCCAGAGAGGAAGCCCTGCTTCTTGGTGTCCTTGAGGGTGGCCCCTGCGTAGAACTTGAGGACTTCGTCGTAGGAAGCGTTCCTAGCTGCGTCCCGCTCCTTGAGCTGCGCGTAGAGGCCAGTGACCATCTGGATTCCTGAAGCACTCGCCATGCGCAACCTCCATCAATATGCAGCCTCCGTTAGCTATCTTGCATAAGTATACCATGCCTTGAGATTGCCTACGTCAGTTGTATGCAGGGTTTCTCACATACGTATTGCGGTCACTCTGCTGCGTGAACCACGAGCGATAGACCTGCGCATTCACGCGTAGCGGGACCTGTGCCAGCCACATCGCCATGACGAGGTCGCAGGTGCCCTTCGGGTACAGCAGGAGGTCCCCGATGAAGGTCTCCGCCTTCGCTTCGTCGCTAGGCTCCTTGTAGGGAATCCGGAAGCGTCCATTTTGGAACATCTCACCCATGGCGAAGACGCCCGCTTCTGGGTCAGTCTTGTTGTTTCCGGTGTAGTGGGGTCGGATGATTGACTGCTTGATGAAGGGGTCCACGCGGTCGTTGGCGACCATCCACTTGCCGAAGGCGTTCTTCTCGACGGTGCCCACGTCGTAGTGATACTTGCCGTAGAAGCCCTCGATGCCGTACTCAGGATTACCCTCAAGCAGGTGGTCGAGCATGCGGTCGAACTGGTCCTGCACTTTGAGGTAGTCGATGAGATGGATGGTGCGGTCTGGGTCCTTCTTGTCGTAGCCCAGAAGGCAGTAGGCCGCATATGCACTCCAGCGACTCCTTGAGCCACTCGCTGGGTCGAAGCCAAGGTAGGTGGTCCACTCAGGGTCGACTTCGCCGAATGAGTGCCCTAGGTCAAGGCAGCCGGGGTGCTGGACGGTCTGGCCGTTGACGACCTCATCCTGACCACGCACCCACGCCTCGCGGAACGCCATCTCTTCTTGGTTGAAGGCGATGTTGCGATATCGCTTATTGAAGGCGATGGTGCCGAGTGAGGCCCGCGCGGCGTCGAGGGCGGCGGGCTTCATCATCTTGTCTGAGAGGCTGATGGTGCATGCCTTGTCCTTGAAGCAGTCGAACTTGATGCAGGTGAAGGTGGGGTCGCGAGTGAGCATCGCGTAGAAGGCTTCCGGGTGAAAGATGGTGCCCACTACTCCGGTGCCCCAGTAGCGCGCCGTCTTGCTCCACTTGTAGCGCTTCGGAATCAGGACCCGGTCGTTTCTGTCGCGCGGCCATGCGGCCCTAGCGGACGTGAACGGGCCGATGTGAACCCATTCGAGGAACTTCTCGCGCATATCGGGCGTTCTCGCCGTATCAGGAGTCTCGGCATCGTCGATGTAGACTTGGTCGGACCTCTTACCCAGCTCGGAGTGGCTGTTGGTGCCGAAAAACTCGAAGTTCTCGCGCACGTCGCGCCATTGGCGCTGCTGGACGCTGAAAGCGTTGTTCGACCACGGAACCGACTTGTCGGTGGGCACGAAGCAGCCGAAATCGGCTTCCAGCTTCGGATTGACTAGCTCGCGGCGGATGTTGGTCGAGAAGGAGAAGGCTTCAGTCTCGTTCTTGCCAATCATCTGCAAGCGGGCGTTCGGGTTGTCGCAGATTGACATCACCGGAAGCGCTCTGGTGGTCACAATCGTTGTCTTCCCGAACGAGGCAGGCCAGAGGATGAGCACATTGGGCTTGCCAGCCATCCCCGGCTGGTCGAAGTAGTAGGGGGAGAATCCGGGCTTCCCGGCGTGCTGAATGTAGCCATTCTCGAACATCCACTCCATCCCGTTCTCGATGATGAAGCGGTCGACTTCGGCCTGTGAGTGAAAGCGGCCACGCAGGGCCTTCATGGAGAAGACTTGGTAGGGGTCTAGTTCGAGGTCGAGGTAGTGACGGCAGAACAACTCCTCTGCGTTGTCGGAGTCGAGCAGCATGAACTTGTACATGGACTCGTCATCCATGTTGCGCAGGGCCTTATCGGGGTCGCGGCTTGTCGGCAGACTCAACTGGTCAGCTCAAACATATGGCAGAAACCGTCCACGGGGACGAACACGTCGAAGATGCCGCAGAGGATGTCCTCCACCTTCATAGTCTGCCCGCCGACTTGTTCGAGCGTGACAATCTCCCGCTCCAAGAAGACACAGTCGGCACAGTTGCCAATGACCTCACTCTTGCTCATGGGATGCGCCTTTGTGGGCTAGTTCGAGTTCCTCCATGCGCTCTTGCTCGCGCTGGAGGCTGGCCTTGTAGTCCCCAATCATCTTGGTGCGGACCTCGGGGTCCTTGATGTCGGAGAGCAGTTCGTCGCTCTTGTTTGCGCCGGGGTCGCCTATCTTGAGTCCAGCAAGACCGGCATCGAGGACGAGGCGCACGATTTTCAGGTGGTCGGCGGTGGGGACTTGGTGAGGGTAGTAGTGGACCTTCTCGTAGAGCGCCCGCAAACTGTCGCCGCCCAGTTCCTTCCAGATGTCCTTCTGCTGGTCGGCATGGAACATCGGGTCAGTGCGGCGCACGCGGAAGAGGGCCACCATCTCCCAGAAGTACTCATTGGGAGCGAGCAGTTCATCGAACTTCTCGATGGCGGAACCCCGGTAGCCTGCCCGACGCATGACCTCGTTCTTGTTGGGCTTGGGGTAGCCCTCCTTGTCAAACTGCTTGCGGGAACCGGGAGCGTAGACCCACTCGTCGGACTCCATCGCCACGAAGGCCATCGCCGCCATCTCGACGCCAATCTTTTTCTTCTCGGCCTTCAGGGCTGCGACCTTGCCCGGAGTGCGTTTGCTGGGGACGGGGAAGTCCTCAGCTCTCATTACGTCAGTACTCATAAACTTAGTATACCACGAGTTAGCGCGAATACACTCGTTCAGGCGACGAGTGACATAAATCAGAGTAGTGCTATACTGCTATAAGAGAAAGGGCCTTATTCAAGGATTAGTCAATCCACCGGAAGGTAAGTATGTCCTATGTCAAGAAGATTCTTCCATTCCTGCTGCTGGTACTTCTTGGGTGTCTTCTCACCACTTCTCTTGCTCTTGCTTCTACGCCCGCGCACACTCAAACGGTCGGCCCCCGCGCTGCCCATCGGGCCGTTGTCCGAGCAGAAGCTGTGCTCCGCGAGGCACGCCATGTCGAGAGTGCGACTCGGTACTACTCCACCTGCGATTACTCCGCTTTCGCTTACCGACACGTCGACCCAGCCCCCGTTGGGCGATGGGTCTGGTTGGCCCGTCATGAAGGTTGGGGTTGGCCCCAAATCGACATGCTCATGCACCTCATCGCCAGAGAATCCTCCGGGTCCAGCGGGGCCAAGAACCCAAGCAGCACCGCTACGGGTCTACTGCAAATGCTCGCATTCCATTGGGACGGCTCCGGCGACTATGGCTGGCGTTTCAATCCCCGTGACCCGACTCAAGTACTGAGTCATGGATGGCTGCTCTACCTGAAGCTGGGTTGGTCTCCTTGGGCACTGTGACCGTGGCGGAGTACGAGGAGGCCATGAGTCGTGTGACCCTCTACGCTCGCCAGTATGCCAAGACGCCCCTCGGGCGAGACGACGCCATCGGCGAGGGCAACCTCGCTGTGGCTGAGTTGGCACAGCGCTTCGACCGGGAACGGGGAGGCAACTTCACGGCGGTCGCTTCGTCTTACATCAAGTGGCGGATGACGGACGCCGCTCGGGCATGTCGGGGCACGAAGAATCACCCCGACATGGAGGAACCGATGGACGGCGAGAAACTCGCCCATCACGCCGCCCCCGACCATTCGTCCACCACGGACATCATGCGAGCCGTGAGCAACCTTAGCGCCAATGACCAGCGCGTGGTCGTCCTCATGATGGCTGGTCACAGTCAAGTCCACATAGCCGAGGCGGCTGGGGTCACTGAGGGCCGCATCAGTCAACGTCTTCGTCGCATCCGCAAGGAACTCTGGAGGTTCCAGTGAAAGCCAAGTCGCCCGTGAGGACCCTGAAGTGCGCGCGCTGCAAGAGCAGCGACTTCAAGTACGAGTATTTGGATGGTGCCAAGTACAGGTGCAACGTCTGCGGTCAGGTGCGGAAATGAACGAGCACAATCTAACTTACGCTCTCCAGCGCCGGATGCTCGTCGGCGGATTCTCCGACGCATGGGACACCCTGATGGGACTCCTTGAGAATGAAAGGTCGATGGCTACCATCGAGCATCAGGCCACCATGCGTCACAGCGTCGGCTTCGACACCTTCGGAAGCACCATGTACAACTGGACCCCGGAGGAGCGTCGCCAGAATGTCATCGAGGAACTGGCTGACGCCATCGTCTACGCCACTAGCGGCCCCCTCTCGTGACGTACCTCACCACAGCCGTGCTCTGGACCATGGTGGGCCTTTGGTGTGGATTGGCACTCAGTAGGTTCGACCCACCCGAGGCGACATGAGGCAGATGGATGAGCACCTCTACGCGGGAGCTGAGTGGGAGGACGGAAATCAAGGTGTCGTCTAAGTGTCGCCTAGCTGCACCTAGGCACGAGCAGACAACGGAAAAGAGGCCCTCGCAACCATCGCGAAGGGCCTCTTTTCGAGCCTAGAAACGCTTCATTTGCAGGACAAACGCCTCAAGGGGCTCAAGCGCTCGCTCTCCGGCGAGAGCTTCTTCATGAACACGTTCACGGCGCCGCCGACGGGCGGGGATGCAGGGAAAAGTGCCCTTTTCCGCTTCATCAAGGTGTCGCCTCAGGTGTCCACTGCGCATTCATGCGCTCAAAAGCGGCGTCCCTCATCGTGGGAATGACAGCCGCGTAGGTGGTCAGGGTCGTGGTCAAGAACTTGTGACCCATGTACTCCTGCACCAGTTTGGGGGACACCCCAGCAGCGATGAGCATGGTGGCGTAGGAGTGCCGCAGGCCGTGGAAGTTAGTATCCACTCCAGACGACACCCTGACCTTGTCGAACTCCCGCCAGAGCTTCGACGTGGAGAGAGGCACCAAGAGGTCCCCCCCGCGCCCCCGCGAGGGCAGGTAGTGCTTGGTGATGTCGAGCAGTGGGACACGGCGTGAGGAGCCATACTTGCAGGGTACGCGCTGGCTGTGCCACATCTGACTGGTCAGCACCAGTTCCGCGTCTCGCAGGTCCATCCAGCGCACCCCCAACACCTCGCTGAAGCGCAGGCCCAGCGTAGCCGCTAGGACGATGGCGTTGCGGGTCACCCCGGCGCTCTCCTCGATGAGTTTGACCACCTCCCCCTGCGAAGGTGGTTGTACATCCATGTAACGCACGCGCGGCTTGTCCACGTCCTTGAGGGGGCTGACTGGTACCACGTCCTGCTTGACTGCCGCAGTCAGCGAGGAGGCGATGTTGAAGTGCAGGTTGCTCACGGTCCCTGCCGCGAGACCCTTCCTCTTCTCCGCGAAGTAGGCCCGAAAGACCTTGCTGCTCAACTCGCTCATCCTCAGGTGTCCTAGGCCCGGCTTGATGTGGCTGCGAACCGTGGACTCGTAGTTGAGCTTCGTGGAAGGTGCCACATCGAGGCCCTCCAACCAAAGGTCGAGCCAGTCCCCGAAGAGCATGTCGCCGTCTGGTGCCTTGATGGAGACGACCTTCTCACCCCAACGGTATGCGGAGAACTCATCGTCGAAGAGCCGCTTCTGTCGCTGTGGCACACGCTTGCCGTCTACGAGAGCGGAGCCGAAGTAGACCCTAGCCTCATAGCGATTTCCGACCTTTGTCACCTTGTATCCCATTATCCTCCAATCTCAGTCCGTGGTAGAATGGAGTAGCCCAGAGCAAACTCCTACGAAAGGCTATCCATGGCTTTCCCTCCGAAGAAGGCTGCTGGCAAAGCAGCCTCGAAGCCCCCGGTCAAGAAGAAGGGCACGCCGCCCGCCAAGGGCAACCCATTCGCCAAGAAGGCCGCTGGCAAGAAGGCCGACACCACCACCGTTACCTGCCCCAGGTGTGGAACGGTTATCCCGGTCTGATGGCAACCTTCACGCCACCCGGCATGCCCGGACCCAACCGCATCGGTGCCCCTCTCGTCGGCAAGGTGACACTCCCGCTCCTGAAGGCCGACGCCATGGACCCCGTGGTGAGCACCCAAACACCGCTGGAGACCAAGCTTCTGACCCCCGAGAACAGACGCCTCCGTAGGCAGGCGGGTGCCCTGTGAGGGACAACGCCGCACTCTGGAAGCCCCCGCTCGCCTTCCGCGTCGACCACACTGCCATCGTCAGAATCCTCCAGTGCCTCGACGCCAAAGTAATCACCCGAGGGGAAGCGAGAGCGATGCTATTTAGCTCCTGAGGAGGTGGTCCTCATCTACGTCTGAGAGCCCGGTCCACCGGCTCCTGACGAAGTAATCCCGCGACTTGGGGCGTTACGCAGGTACTGACTGCTTAGCGCCCTTTTTCGCGCTCCTGAGTCGTCCACTTCTCAGCCCGTCCTCGGTCAGCGACAGCTCCCTAGCCTTGGCCTTCACGATAGCCGTATAGGGACTGTTGACCAGAGCCGAGCAGCGCTGACCGCAGAAGCGGTTCCCATTCTTGACCTGCTTCACCGTGAGGAAAGTTTCACACCCTTCCCTCTCGCACCTCTGGTCGGACTTTGGAGAAGCGAGTACCACTGACCGACCCTGCCCGCTCCGACTACGACCAGCGCAACTGAGACCGCAGAAGCGACCCCCACTCGCCACCTGCTTGATGGTGAGGTGATTGAAGCACCCCTCGCGCTGACAGTAGACCTCACTCATCGCCTCCTCGTTCGGGGGAGTGGCCTCCGATGGGTCGTTCGTCGTCATTGCCTCGATAGCCTGCCGGGCACCCTCGTAGCGCTCAGCGTGGGACTCCTCAAGCACGATAGCTGGCTGCTGCATGCCCGCCAGAAGCCTCAATGCCTCCGCCACCTCTTCCGGTGACCCGTTCACCTTGATGCTGACTACTGTCACGTCCGACCCCTTTCTCAGAAAAAAATATATTTGCGACCCCCGCTCTTTGAGGCGCTCTGCAAGCAAAGCACGACCCCCCGCCCTTAGCAAGCGTCGGATGCTCGATGTTCGGCACTGTGGACTGCGTCGTGGCATCATCCCCTGTCTTGTGGCTTTGCCCATAATCCTATACGGGTGGGGCGGGACCTAAGTTAAAAGACCCCGCCTATGCCCATAGCTTGCATCAAAGGTTACATCAACAAACCTTTATAGTTACCGTAGTTCCCTCCGCTCCCCATCCCTCCCCCCGTACCCTAGTCTCCCCCCGATGTTGACCCTAAGCAGAGGGAAGTGTACCTGTATCGGGTACGCACGTCACGCTCACGCGCGAGCAACCTAGCCTTCCCTCCCCTTCCTGTGTCCCCTTGGGCGGAGTGGTGAGAGTGGTGCGCCACGGGCAATCGTTGTCTATGCAATCGTTGTCTATGCAATCGTGCATCCTAGCACGTCGCAGCATGAGGGTTGTGAGGGTTTCGACACTCAAACGTCTAAACCGATTCTAGCCTTTTCGGA